TGGACGCACGCGCATTGGCAGCGCACGGGCTCGCGCATGGGCGGCGACATGCGAGCGATGGAGATGGATCCTGATGAAGCCATCGACATCGACACTCCGCAAGAACTGGAACGAGCGCAGCGGCGCTTTGGATGGGGTGCGGAATGAGGGTCAAGGTCATCGCCGAAATCGGCATCAACCACAGCGGATCTGTCGCGACTGCCGTGGACCTGATGCGTGTCGCGAAGCTCGCCGGATGTGACGCTGTCAAGTTCCAGAAGCGCGACTTGGAGCTAGCGATTCCACCGTCGATGCGTCTACAGAGCCGCGCGACTCCGTGGGGCCCGATGCTGTATCCAGACTACAAGCAACGCCTAGAGTTCGGCGAGGTCGAGTTCGCCCAGCTATCGTGTGCTGCGTCTGGACTTGGCATCGAGTGGAGCGCGTCTGCCTTCGATCCGCCGAGCGTGGCGTTCTTGCATTCGCTCCGTGTGCCGTGGCTGAAGATCCCGTCTGCTGTCATCACGGACCACGAGACGCTGCGCCAGGCTGCGGACACGAGACTCCCGCTCTACGTCTCGACGGGCGGCGCTAGCTGGCACGAGATCGATGAGGCCGTGCGCGTGCTGGATGCCACGCCCGCGCGCGTGACTCTGATGCACTGCTGCAGCGTGTACCCGCATCGTCCCGAGGCCGCGCGCCTTGGCGTGCTGTCGGAACTGCGGCAGCGGTACGGCTTGCCGGTGGGCTACAGCGGGCACGAGTCGCCCGACTATCAGGCCGTCACGCTTGGCGCGGTGGCGCTGGGAGCCACCGTTGTCGAGCGGCACATCACGCTGAGCCGTCGCGCATGGGGCAGCGACCAGGCGGCCAGCGTCGAGCCCGAGGAGTTGATGCGATTGGTGCGCGAGATTCGCGCGTTGTCGGCGGCGCTGACGTATGGAGCCGAGCGTCCGGTGGACGTCGAGGAGCGCGCCAAGATCGAGACGATGCGGAGGACGTCGTGGGCGTGAGTTGTCATCTGTGCGATGCGCCGCTGACTGATGCGGTGTACGTCCACAACGAGGGCCGCACCGGGCCGATGGTCACGGTGGCATGCCGGTCGTGCTCGCTCGTGCAGACGGTGCCGCACGCCACGCCGCACGACGTCGCGGTGTACTACGCCTCGGGCGAGTATCGGCGGGAGTTCCACGACCTACCGAAGCGCTGGATTGACGACGACGGACAGCCCACCGACGAGATGGTCGCGCCCGACGATGCGCGCTACGCCGAGACATGCACGCGGCATGGGGCGCACGCGGCGCGGCGGCTGGTGCATGGCCTGGGGCTAGAGCCTGGACAGCGCGTCCTCGAGGTGGGCAGCGGCGACGGCAGCGTGGCCGGCGCGATGCACGAGCTGCTGGGCGGTGGCGTGTACGTGCTCGAGCGCGATTCGCGCAAGGCCGGCGAGGCGCTGGCGCGTGGCGTGCCCATCCACGACCCCAGCACGGGCGAGGCCGAGGGCAGCTTTGACGTCGCCTTCGCCCTGCAGGTGGTCGAGCATTTCGCGCGTCCTGTCGAGGATATGGTCGCGATGGTGCGCCAGGTGCGCGAGGGCGGAATGGTCTACGTCGAGGTGCCTTGCGTCGAGCGCCCGTATGTGAGCCTGACTCATTTTCTGCAGAAGCCGCACACGGTCAACTTCAGCCGGCATACCCTGGCGGCGTTGATGCATCGCGCGGGCTTGGATGACGTCCACACGGACTACGATGGAGCCGTTTTGTGTGGGTATGGCGTGCGCGGTTCCAGCGGCCCTCGGCCGTATGAGCCTCACGGCGGGCCGATGGCCGAAGAGGTCGTGGGCAAGCTGAAAGCTTGGGAGAGCGAGCGCGCGGCAACGGAGCTTGCAATCAAGCGAATGCGTGACTTTGAGGATGCGGACTGGCGCGCATCAATCACGGACGACGTCGAGGCGTGCGGCACGCTGGACTTCGCAGCAGACGAACTGGTGCGGTGGCGGGCTTGCGCCACCGATGCCATCGGCGAGTTGACGAGCATCGTGCGGCTATTGGAGCAGGCACACGAGACTCGGCCTAGCTGGGACGCCGATATGTGGATGCGTGGCCTCAGAGCCGGCCAGGCTCAAGAATCCCAGCGCATCGGCGCGGCGCTGGCTCACGTGCTGAATCGGCTCGTGCACCAACTGAACAAGGCGGCGAAATGAACCATGCATTGCGATCAATGGGGCGCCGGGTAGCTCGGCTGTTGATGTCTGGCCGATGGCGCGCGGCTCATCGCGAGTTTTGGCGCGGCGTTCATCAGGAGCGCGAGCGCATCGAGACAGAGCGTGCGTGGCAGCGTCTCGAGCGTGCCTTGCGCGAACAAGGCAAGTCGTCGGATGGACGGGTGTGGCACTGATGGACAAGGCACGACGAGACGAAGCGTTTGCGATTTTCAAGGCGCCTCACATCGCGCATCACGTGGCCGTCAACCTCGAGGCGATGATGCGCGAGCCCCGCGTGAGGCGCTGTCCGCCTGGTATGCCGGCGCACACGTATCTCGTGCTCGGCGCTGGCTGGACTCTGCCGGACCACATCCCGACGACGCTTACGACCATCGCCGTCAACTCGGCGCTTGTGCCGCTCGCGCGTCGGGGGCATGTGCCGAGGTACATCCTGTGTCGAGAGTCGATCGACATGAGCGGCCAGCTACGTCGCGCTGCTGAGCTGTGGCCGCATCGGGATACCACGGCTCTGCTGGATATTGGCGTGCACCCGGCATTTGCGGCGACGTGTCGCGAGCTGGGTATCCCCGTGATGTGGTTCATCCCTGCATCGCTCCAAAACTTCTGGATCTCGGAACTGTTGTCAGAAGAACCGGTATACGGAGGAACATCGAACGTCACCGCGGCTGTTGCCATCGCCGAGATGTGGGGATGCAGCCGCGTCGAGCTGCTGGGATGCTCGCGCGCGTACTCCCCCGATGGGCGGGCCTATGCGTCGGGCTCTGACTGGCAAGATATTCGGCTGACGGGCGTCGAGGCGGCCACGCATCCGGATGGCACGGTCGATCACTACGTCGGGCACATCGCCGGCCTGGAAGCGAAGGAATCGCTGCACGCCGCATCGGGCCAGCGTCCTCCGCTGCGGGTCGAGCGGATGATCCCGCTCGAGGCGGTGGACGGATCGCGTAGGTGGGCACCGGAGACCCTCGAGGACGACCGCCGATGGCTGGCGCAATGGGCTGCGCGCCATCCGCACGTCGTTTGCTACCAGAGCGAGCCCGATGTGGCCATCGCCGGATGGGGCCACGCCGAGGCGTCTACGAGCCCCCAGGACGCGCGCACGCTGCTCGAGGAGGCCCACGCCCAGATCGGTCGTGCCGAGGCCGTGGCGCGTGCCGTGCTCGACGGCGCGGCCATCGCCGATGTGCCCGAGCTGCTAGCAGGTAGCCCGCTGCCGGATTTCGCCGGCGTCGGCGCACGGATGCGGCTGCTGAGGCAGATGCAGGGGCGCGGCTCACGCACGGTCGGGCCGATGTCGCGCGCGACGCTCGAGGCGTGCGCGGAGCTGCGCGGCTGGCTAGAGGCGCCCTCCCGGTAGCGAGCCGGGATCGATCCTCTCGGGGCGCTGTCGTGTCAACGGTCTTTCGCTGCGTCGATGGCCTCAGCCAAGCGGCCGAGCTGCTCTCCGACTGCGTGCTTGAGGTAGTCCCCTCCGATGGCGATCCCAAGCCCCTCCAAATACGGCATATCCCTGGTGGCACCCGTGGCCTTGTCCAAAATCTTGGACAAACCCTTGATTGCCTCGGCGTGAAGGATGATGGCGTCTGCAATGATCTGTGCGCTTTTCGTGTCCATGTGTCGGTCCCTTGTTTGTAGGCTTCTCGTTCCTAGCGGCATCTGCCGATAGCTCTACGTCGCGCTTCGCTTGCTACGCGCGGCCTCCCGTCCCGCAGCCCACGCATCGCTAGGCGGCGCGTCGAGGTCGGATGCGTCGGCGGCAGCAAGAACCACGGTCCGCAACGCAGCCGTGGGCGTGGCGGACTGGCCCAGCTCCACGCGGTGCCGAGCCCACCGGAGGATGGCATCGCGCTGCTGAGCGCCCGTCGGGCCGTCGGCGAGCTGGATCAGAATGGAGTGGCGGGCGCGGCTCATCGGACGGCCTCGACGGCCTCGCGCCACGCGGCGGCGTAGGCGCGCAGAACCTCGTCGCGCCGCACCCCGTAGCGGACGAGGTGCGCCGCTCCGATGCGCTCCGCGACCTCCTCAATCGCGGCGTAGTCCCAGCCGCTCCCGTCGCCCGCCGAGGGGTCGTCCAGCACCTCGGGCGCGCAGTCGCCCGATGTGCGGTCGGCCGCGACCATGCGCTCGGCGATCCAGCGGATCGCGTGCTCGTCGGCCTCGTCGGCCTCGCCCTCGTCCTCGCCCTCGTCCTCGTCCTCGCCGTCGCCCTCGGCGACCGGCTCGACGATCAGGTCGGCGCGGAGCGACTCTGCGGTCTCCCCGAGCGCCTCGGCCGCGTCCCGCGAGGAGCGATAGCCCGCGGCGCGGTCCATCGCCTCGACGGCGTCGTCGGGAGTCTCGCCCCAGTAGAGTCCGAGGCTGAGGCCCGAGGTGCGGTTCGTGATGCGGTAGTAGCTGGTCATGGTGCGGCTCCTTGTGCGTCGGTTGTCGTCGCCGCGTTGTGCAGCGATGCGAGGTGTTATTGCATCCCAGATGCCAGGCTATGCCGCGCGAAATCGTTGCGGATTTTGTCTTTGATGCGCGAACCAGGCTACGCACTGCGCCACGTTGTCCGTGTCAGCATGGCGCACTAGCGGGCTCGGCGTGCTAGTCTTTGCCATGGGCGCAGGCCGACGACATCTCTCCGCTCGCGCTGCCGAGCGCGCACTAGCAGCGCAGCCCATCGGCGGGCCTGTAGTCGAGCTGGCGCCCTCGAGCTACGCCGGACGCGATGCCCCGCCGGCCACGCTGACGCGCTGGCAGGGCGGACAGTGGGGCACGCTGAGCTGGGCGGACGTCGCGGGCTGGATGCAGACGGCCGAGGCCAGCGGCGCCACGACGGACTGGGCGCGGCTCACCCGCCGCATGTACCAGGACGGCCACCTATTGGCGCTGCGGGGGACTCGCGTCGATCCCGTCGCTGGCGCTGGCTATGACGTCGCTCCCGGCGGCCCGACTCAGGCGGACGCGCTAGCTGCCCAGGACGTCGCCGGGATGCTGGCGAGTCTGTCGGATCTGCCCACGTATCTCGACGCGATCCTTGACGCTGAGTTTGTCGGCTGGTCCGTCTTGGAGATCATGTGGGGAGTCCGTGGCTCGTGGGTGTGGCCCGAGGGCATGGAGATCCTCGAGCCGCATCGGTTCCGCTTCGACAGACTCATCAAGCCCTATCTGTGGGACGACGGCAGGCTGGCAAACTCGCCGGGAGCAAACCCGCAGATCGGACTGACGGGCTTGCCGCTGCGCGAGAACAAGTTTGTCGTGCACATGCCGCGCGTCATTCCCGACTACACCATCGCGTCGGGACTACTGCGAGCGTGCGTTCGGTATTGGTGGGTCAAGTGGACTGCGGCGGCATACTGGCTCAACGGCGCTGAAGTCGCCGGGAATCCGCGCGCCATCGGCAAGTATCCCAACGAGACGGCTCAGCCGCTAAGGCAAGAGCTATTCGACAACCTGAGCAACCTAAGCGCGTCGGGCGTGGCTGTCATGTCGAAGGACATGGAGATCCAGCTATTGAATCCCTCGGCGCAGGGTTCGTCGTCGGTGTGGACTGCGCTTGAGTCGTGGTGCGATGACGGCATGACAAAGGCCGTACTTGGCTCGACGCTGAACACCGACATCGGCGCAATCGGCTCGCGCGCTGCGGCTGAGTCTCAGGCCAGCACGACGATCCACCCGCGACTGAAAAAGTCCGCATCGTCCATGTGGGCCACGGTCTCGCGCGATCTCGTGCGGCCATTCTTGGAGTTCAACCTGTGGCGCTACGGCGGGACGATGCCGGCGCTGCCTGTCATCGCCACGCGCTTTCAAGAGGAGCTTGCGCCCAAGCCGAGCGACGTCCTCATCGACGTCGGAGCGGTGACGGTCGATGAGCTGCGGAAGCGCGACGGACTGCCCGAGTGGGGCGCGGCTCGAGGCGGCAACGCCAAGGCCAAGCGCATCGATATGTTCGCCGCTGCGCCGATGGCTGCGCCGATGGATGCGCCCGCGTCTGCGGCGCCCGAGGCTGTCGCCGACACCGCGTTGAATGGCGCTCAGATCGCCAGCCTTGTCGAGCTGCTGGCGGCTGTCACCGCTGGCACGATGGCTCCCGCTGCGGCTGTCGTCGCTATCCGCAAGAGCTTCCCGACCATCGCCGAGGCCGAGGCGATCCAGATGGTCGAGGCACAGTCCGCGCTACAGCCACCGACGCCCACGGATGGCGCTGCGCCCACCGAGGCCGCGCCAGTCATCCAGGCAGCGCGCCGCGCCGAGCCCGAGTCGGGCCAGACATGGACAGACACCGAGGACGGCCACCGCCTCGAGGTAGTCGCCGTCGATGACAGCGCGGTCTGGTTCCGCGACTTGGACGGGCCGAATCCCAAGCGTCAATGGCGCTGGGCTCGCAAGACCTTTATGGAGCGCGCCGCGCCCGTCGAGGCTCCCGCCGAGCCCGTCGTGGTGGCGTCTGCGCCCGCTGGGCAGCTAGCAGCGGCCCCGTCGCAGACTACCTATGCGTCCGGAGGTGCGCCCCCGGAGCGCCCTTTACGCCGGCCGTGGGAGCTGGTGGAGAGCCAGACCGAGGCGGGCAGCTAGGCTACTCCGACCTATGGGCGCTCAGCGATGACGATCGTTCGCAAGCCCTAGAGACCATCGGCGTCCCGCAGCAAGTCAGCGCGGCAGGCGTCATCGACGCGGTGCCGATTGCATCAAGCTGGCTCGACTCGCTGGCCGGCGCTATCGAGCGCGACGACTTGGCCGGATGGGGTGAGCGCATCGCCTCCGATGAGGACTTCACGGCGCTTCTGTATGAAACGCTCATGAAGGGCGATATGGGCGGACAGCTCTTCGTCCGCACCGTCGAGGTGCCCGAGTCCCTGCCGCGCAAGGCATCGCTGGCTGTCGCACGCATCGATCCCGACGCGTTTTTCAACCTGCCTTTTGAGGAAGCGATTGCGTCCTTCCGCGAACGGCGGCTCATCAGCCCCGCCGAATATCGACGCCTGAGCGATGCCGCCAAAGCCCGCGCGTTCTCCGTGTCGCGGATGACGTCGGACGAGCTTGTGCGGCGCGTGCAGGAGATTCTTCAGCGCGAGCTAGAGAGCGGCGCGAGCCTGCAGTCGTTCGTCGATCAGGTGCGCGATGGCGAGGTGGACCTCGGCATTACGGCGACGTCGCCGAGCTACCTAGAGAACATTTTTAGGACGAACACACAAAGCGCCTACGGCGCAGGGCGCTTGCGCCAGATGACGGATCCCGTCGTCGTCGCTGCGCGTCCATACGTCGAATACCGCACCGCGCGTGACAACCGCGTTCGTCCAAGTCACGCGGCGTTGAACCGAGTCGTGTTCCGTCAGGATGATCCAGGGTGGACTAGGTACAATCCTCCGCTTGGGTTCCAATGCTTTGTTGCTGAGACTACCGTGTCCGGGTCATTCCTTGCGGCGGTCAGGGCACTCTACACCGGTGAGTTTGTGGAGCTTAGGACCGATACCGGACGGTCGGTCACTGTGACCGCAAACCACCCATTGGCGACCGTGGACGGGTTCGTTCCTGCGAATCTCATTCACGAGGGCCATGAGGTGCTCTGCCATCAGGCACCGGTCTGGGTTTCTCTTGACGGCGAGATCGACCCACAGAATCGTCCAGCCAGCGCCGAGGATGTGTTCAACGCGCTTCCTGTACGGAACAGTTCCAAGATTCGGGTAGTGCCCGAGGATTTCCACGGCGAGGCGAAGTTCTGGAGCGGCGACATCGACGCCGTAACGGTAGATGGGGTATTGCTGAACCGTCCTCACCCCGAGGCCGGACAGCAGATTAGCGATGTCGGTTTCTCCGTGGCCGATGAACGATTGCCTAGCGAATCTAGTGGCAATCGACTTGGCGACGGATTCTGCGCTCTTGGGAACACCTCGAGTAGCGGCGTGTGCGGCGGCGACTTGCCGCATACGGGACTCAGTGGACATCTGCGCCCACTTGATCCTTTCCGCGTCGGCCCTGCCTCTGATCTCGCGTCCGGCCTCTTTGAGCCAACGGCAGATGACGTGACGAGCGATCCCGCGTTCTGTCGCAAGCTGCTTGACGGAAGCGCCGGAGTCGTAGCGTTGGAGAAAGTCATCTCCGTTCGACGGTTCAATTCTACGAGACACGTTTTTGACCTCCAGACTGAGACTGGCGTGCTCGTAGCAGGAGGCATCGTCACTAGCAACTGCCGATGCACCATAGTCACTCGACGCGCGGAGCAGGTGGATTTGACCCGAGTGGTTGACTCTGCAACACTCGATATTCAGCCGGACCCCGGTTTCGGGAACCCACGCTAGGACATACATGCCCCACCTTGAAGCGTTCGCTCTCAAGGCAACCGGCAAGACCAAGACTCTAGCGGCTCCGGTTCAGACCGTGCGACTGGCTGCGCCCACCGTTGGTGTTGGCCGGCACGTTGGGCTGACCGGCGGAGATCCCGAGAAGCGCACTACGTGGATCCACGTGGCGATGGATGGCGAATGGGAAGGCCATCCGAGCGGCGCGTTCTCGCTGGACCGCAAGAGCTTCGCTCAGTGCATCGCGGCTTTGCGTGCCTGCAAGACGCCGCCTCCCGTGGACTACGACCACGCGAGTCTGCGCCCGCTCGACGGCCAGCCTACGCCGGCCGCTGGATACGTGCTCGATCTGGCGCTGCGGGATGATGGCTTGTGGGCGCTGGTGGAGCTGACGCAGCGTGCCGCCGATATGGTGCGCGGTGGAGAGTACCGGTTCTGCTCGGGCGTCTTCGTATGGGACGCGGCAGACCGTGAGACTGGCGAACCTATCCCCTGTCAGCTCGATTCCATCGGACTGACCAACAAGCCGTTCATTGACGGCCAGCACGCGATCCGGCTGAGCCGTCGCGCACTAGGAGCAGCGAGCATGGATATCGACAAGAAGGATCTGATGGGCAAGATCGACGCTCTTGCGTCGGGGGCCACCATCTCGGCCAAGCAGCTCGAGGCGCTGGTCGAGTTCATCAAGGCGTCGGCCGAGGAGATGCCCGAGGTCGAGGTTGAAATCGAGGCTCCGGAGGGCGAGGAGAAGCCCGAGGGCGAGATGGCCGAGATGGCGTGCAAGCCTGGCTCTAAGTCGGCCAGTCGCTCGCAGGCCAGCCTGGCCGCTGCGCCGCCCGCGATGCCGTCTGCTCCGATGGCGGTGCCCGCTGTCATGCCCGAAACGGCCGAAGCCGTCGCCGAGGCTGAGAGCGGCGCTGAGTCTTCGCAGGACGCGGCGGCGATGCTGCTGACCAAGCTCGCCGAGCTGACGGGGCTCGATAACGCCTCGCTCATGGCGAGCCTCGACGCGAACTCGGAGCAGATTGTCGCGGCCTTCCAGGGCGCGAATGGCGGTGCGATGCCGTACTCGGCGCTGTCGGCCAAGGCCACCGCGCAGGAGGCAGTCATTGCCGAGCTGACGCGCGAGGTCGGGGCGTATCGCTCCGAGCAGGCCAAGCGCGCCGATGCCGAGCTGGTGGCCGAGGTCGAGGCGCACATCGCGGCTGGGCGCATCCTGCCTGGTAGTCGCGAGAGCTTCGTTGCACTCGCGCGCAAGGCGCCCGCCGAGTTCCGCGCGTTGGCGAAGTCGCTGCCGGTGCGTGTGCCGCTGGCGAAGGAAGCGCCCGTGGTGGCGCCCACCTCGTCTTCCTCGAGCCTGGCTGCGGCCAATATCGACGCTTCGCACCCGCGCTACGTCGAGCTTCACAAGGCGTACAGCGATCCGAGCAATCCGTACGCTCGCACGTTCCCGACCGACGCATCGGCCCGCGCCGAGACGATCGATCGGCTAGTCCGCAACCACCTTCGACGCGAACAGCCGATCACCGGCTGAGGAGATAGACAATGGCTCTTTCGGCAGACAAGACCCGCGCTAGCCGCGGAATCCACAACAAGCGACTCGAGACGTTCTCGATCCGCACCTCGCAGACGCTGTATATCGGCTCGCTGGCGGCGTTCACCACGCTCGGCCGCGTGCAGGCTGCGGCGGCCGCGACGAACCTCCGGCCCGCTGGCGTGGTCGAGGAGATCGTCAACGAGAGCGGCGTGAACATCGCGGCTGCTACCGGCAACACCGCTGGTACCGTGCGCGCGAAGATCGCGTGGGGCCACGAAGTCTTTGTGGACATCCGCACGGCTGCGCGGACGTTCATCAACCTCGGAAAGAACGTCTTCATCTTCGATGACGACGCGGTCACGGATACCACCGCTGCCGGCACTGCTGCCGTCCGCGTGAACATCGGCAGCCTAACCGAAATCAACGCGGCCAAGACTCAGGGCTGGCTGGCCCTCCGCGTGTACGGCGACACCAACGCGGTCTGATCCGCACACGACGAAAGAAGGAATACCATGCCCGCCTTGACTGGACAGCTCAGCCATGTCGCAGCGAACACCGAGTTCGCCGCGATGGCCTCCGACATTTTCAACCGCAAGACCGACTCGGTCTGGACGCAGCTCGCCAAGGTCGTGCCGTGTCCCGGTGCCTACCTCGAGCTTGACGCCATCGGCCCGAGCCCAGCTGTCGCGAAGATGCTGGGATCCCGCCCGTTCTCCTCGCTCCGCGCCTACGCGAAGCCCACGCCCGTCGTCGAGTATTCGGCGGACGGTCTCGAGCTTCCGCGCATCACCGTCGAGGGCGACAAGAGCGGCATCGTCCGCGCTCGTCTCGCCGACTACCTCGCGAGCGTCGCCGACTTCTTTGAGAAGCCGGTGATCGATCTCCTGCTCAGCAACCCTCTCGGCATCGACGGCGTGTCGCTGCTCAACGACTCGCACCCCTACGGCGCGGCATCGGGCACCTGGGACAACAAGACCACGGACGCGCTGACGCAGACCTCGCTCGAGGCCGGCATCGTCGCGATGCGCGGGCTGCGGTTTGAGAACGGCGAGCCCGCGGGGTTCTTCCCCACGCACCTCGTCGTCGGCCCTGCGCTTGAGCGCGAGGCGCTGGACCTGACGGGTGCGGATCGCCTCGTCGCGTACAGCAGCGCGGGCGTGCCGGATGCGACTGCCTCGGTGGTCGCGGCGGCTTCGCTCCGCAACTGGATCGGCGGACGACTCCAGGTCTTCGTGGTCGATCGGTTCGCCAACGGTACCAACGACAACGACTGGTACCTCATGGACCTGTCGAAGCCGAACGTCCGCCCGCTCGCGGTCGGTCAGCAGCTCGCGCCCTCCGGTGTCGTGGTGGACAGCCCGACGTCGGAGGCGATGGTCCAGCGCGCGGCGTACCAGTACTACGTGAGCGCCACCGCGGCGATCACGGGGTACGCGCCGCAGTGCATCTACGGCAGGAACGCCTGATACTGACTGCCGGGAGGGTCGCGGGTGACTGCGGCTCTCCCGGCGTTGTCTCATGAACGGAGGATGACGAACGATGGAACGTGCACTCGGTAGTCTGTATGCGCCCCTGCCCCGCAATCACGTGCGCCATGATGGCGTGGTGTATGAGCACCGCGTTCCGGCGCGCGACGAGCAGCGCGTGCTAGTCGAGGTCGAGGTGTTCCCGACCAACGGAATCAGCCTCGGCGGACAGCACGTGAAGCAGGGCAAACATCGCGTGGTGCTCTACAAGAGCGAGCTTGAAGATCTCAAGGCGCGCACGGCGAGCCCTCAGCAGATCCGCGATTGGGACGACGCGGTGGCATCCTATGAGGCCCAGCGCGAGCGGTGGGTCATCGGAGCTGTCGGCAAGAACGACGGCTCCGAGCAGTACCGCATCAAGCGCGAGCGCGCCTTGGCGCAGTACGGCGAGACGACCCCAAGCCTTGAGTTCGCGCGCAAGCATCCGCTCGGCCGTCCTCCGGTCACGGCATGGTCTGTCGTCAGGGAGACGGTGGACGCGCCCGACACGGACACCAATCGTGAATCCAAGCGCCTGGAGCATCTGATTAGCCAGCTCGTGGACGGGCTCGGCAAGGCTGTCTCGCAGAAGCAGACCGTCCGGAACGGCGGCTGACCGTGGCGTGGGTCGATGTCGACTATCTGAACAGGATGATCGGCACCGCCGCGCGCACGGCGCTCGGGCTGACGGGCGGGACGTTCAATCACTACGAGGCGGCCGCTCGTGGGACGGTGCTATCGGCGATGCAGTATGCGGGCTACAGCAGCCCTGGTACTAGCGTCGATCACCTAAGCCCCACGGGCGGCTTCCTTGCTCAGCTCTGCGCCCAGGTGATGGTTCGAGACGCCTATCAGTACCGCAAGGGCGTGCGCCTGCCGTTCGATCCGTCTGGCACCATCAGCGAGTCGCTAATGCGGCTCGACGCCATCTACAACAAGAAGCTTCCAATCCCTGGGCTGACTCCCGACTTGCTCGGCGGATACGGCGGAAACGAGTCCTCCTCGCCCGTGGGCACCAACGCGCGCCCGACGTATTTCGGCCCCGGCAAGCTGAGCGGGTTCTGATGGGCCTCGAGGTGCGCGGCGTTGACGAGCTGAAGGCCAAGCTCGAGGCGGTGGCGGCTCGCGCTCGCGATCTGACGCCCGTCCTGACCGTCGCGGCACAGGACACCAAGACGCTCATTGACGACTCGTTTGCGGGCAGCACGACGCCCGAAAACAGGCCGTGGGCTCCGTTGGCCGACAGCACCGTGGCGCGTCGTCGTCAAGGCAGCAACGTGCCTCTGGTGGACACGTCGAACCTACGGAACAGCATCACGGCATATGGGCGAGGAACGTCGTTGAAGTTCGGCAGCTCGGCTCCGTATGCGGCACCTCATCAGTTCGGTTTCGCGCGCTCGGGCCAGCTCAAGCGACGCAGCTATAGGCTAGGCGTCAAGCGCGAGGCTGGCACTCCGTGGACGACGCGCGTGCCGGCGCGGCCGTTCCTGCCTATCGCTGGCGGCGGCGCGGCGGGTTACTCGCTGATGACTCAAGGCAACGCGGGCGCGCATTGGACGTATGTCCGCAACGCCGTCCGCACGTACATCGCCACCGGTCGGGTGACCTGAGATGGCGTACATCGCGGCAGGCCCGATTCAGACGCGCGTGCGCCAGGTGCTGGAGCAGGCCGCCGGTTCGCTGCGGACTATCTCTGCGGGCTCGTACATCGGCGGGTTTCCCGAGGGCGACGACGATATGGAGGGCGCCCGCGCCGCCGTGGAAGGAGCCCGCGTCGAGGCGCGCGTGCTGTCGGTGCGTCGCTCGCCTGCGAGCCCCCCCATCATCGGCAACGTGTCGCTGTATGAGATGCGGTGGCGCATCAAGGTGCAACGGCTGCTCGACCGCACGACGCAAATCGACGATGCCATTCGCGACGCCGTCAAGGCGCTAGCATTTCAGGACGCCGACGTACTGTGTCAGGCGCTCGGGTATCCTGGTAATCTGGCTACCACGACGGCGGGAACAGCGACCGGAATCGTCTCCGGGATGCTAAGCTATCTCGAAAGCAGCTCCGATGTTCGCGGCCCGATTGACGACGGCGCGAGCATCATCGAGACGGACCATCTTTTTGTCTGCACCGTGCGCGGTGCCCCACAGGTGACGCCATGAGCATCGAAGTCCATTCCGTACAGCGCATCCGTGGGTTCCAGGAAGCCACGTTCGGGGCCGATTCCTCGGGCTCCGCTGGCTCCTTCACCGATCTCCCGATTGTCGAGGGCTCGGCGACTGTCACCGTGACTCGCGATGAGCTGGATCCCGGCCAGCTCGTGCAGAGCCGCCTCGAGGGCCGCGAGCGCGTTCTCGGCAAGCGCAGCGCCACGCTGAGCTTCCAGCTCAATCTCGCGCCCACGGGCACGGCTGCTGCCTCGGGCGTCTCTGCGGTGACGTCGGCGCTCGGGCTCGTACTCAAGAACGTCATGGGCGCTGAGGTGCTGGGCACCGGCTCGGCTGCATCGACGGGATCGACGGCCAGCGTCGTAAACGTCTCCGTAGGCACGGGCACGCGCTGGGCGAATCCTGGGACGCTGATGGGCTGGGCCAATGCGGCCGGCGTAGTGGAGTGGCGCGAGGTCGAGTCACGTTCGACTGACGCGATCACGCTCAAGCGCGGTTTCAGCGGCGCTCCCGCAAACGGAAACGTGCTGTATCAGGCGGCGACGTACCATTTCACCGAGAACGTCACGACCTCGATGGCGTTCATCGTCGAGGGCCTGGAAAGCGACGATCGCTGGCTGCTGACTGGCTGTCAGGCTGTCGGCGGGATGACCATCGCGCTCGACCTGACCGGCGGCGCGATTCCCCGCGTGACGTTCAACTTCACGGCCGCTCGATGGTATGCCAGCGACGAAACCAGCTCGAGCTTGACTGGCACTCTCGGCACCGCGACATACAGCGCGTACAATCCGATCGTCGGTGAGACTGGCAACTTTGAGGTCTGGACTGTCGGCGCTGCCACGTTCTCCACCGCTCAGTCGATCCACGTGTCGGCGCTCGCGTTTGAGCCGCAGGCTACCTTCATTCCGTACACCTCGCCGAATGGCATCAACACCATTCGTCAATGGGTGGCTGCGCGGAACATGGATGCTCCGGTTCAAGGCTCGTTCACGCTGCCATACGAGAGCAATGTGTGGTTCAACCACCGGAACAACCGCAGCGACCTGGCCTGTCAGTACGTCGCAGGCGTTGCCGCTGGATCGGCTGTCATCCTGAGTTGCCCGACGATTCAGATTCTGAATCCGCAGCGCCAGGCGGATGCGGCTGGCTTGGCTGCTCAGGTCATCATGTTCAAGGGACGTCGCGATACCGACGTCGGCGTGACGACCACGGACGTCGCCAAGTCTCCGTTCCGCATTCACCTCGGCTGATGGCCGAGGGCTGACTCAAGGAGTGCATGATGGCTGATACTGGCTTCAAGGTGGTTTGCAGGTTCGATCCTGCGCTGGATCCCGAGGCGATGGGATCCAGCGCGGTGCGTCGGTTTCGCGAGACTGGCGACTTCGCCGAGGCTCAGTTCCGAGATGGAATGCGGCCCACGGTGTTTCATTGCCGCCGTCTCAAGGTCTCGGAGATGCAGGCCGTGAATGGCTATGCCACCGAGTCCGACAGGCTGTCTGCTGCGTTCGCACGCGGAATCCTCCGCTGCGAGGACCTGTACTCGGAAAACGGCAGTCGCCGGGAGTGGGTTCGCCCTGATCCCGAGCGGCCCGTTGCATCCTCCGTGATCGACGCGACGTTCGATTTCGGCGAGGTGCAGGAGGTGGGTGCGGCGATCTACGGGAGATCCATCCTGGGAAAAGGGAGGCCGGCAGCCTGGCCGCTGCCGGATACCTCGCGTGCCGCAGTCGGGGCCCTCGCGTACCACCTTGCGGAGCGGACGCTCGAGCAGGATGCGTCCTCAGCCCCGAGCAAGAGCGGAGCAGACTCGGCACCGACTACGAGCGGCTGAGGGGCTGGCGCGAGGTGTACGGCTGCGACTGCGACGGCGTAGAGCGGAGTGAGCAGCTCGACCTCGGGCGCGCTCAGGATGCCGCGCGCGGCGTGCTGGTGGCCGTGGAGCGGGTGACGGGCCTACGGCCGCCCACGTGCCCGTGGAGGGCTTTCTACGAGCCCGTGGTGCGCGAGGTGCTGGCGGTGTCGTGGGCGTGCGGCGAGGCCAATGCGCTCGGCGCCGTGCTCGGTCCCGACCCGGATCACAAGCTCACGGTGGCGCTCGGCGTCTACCAGCGAGCCAAGGTCGCGACGACGGCGGACGAGCAGCGCATCCGAGACGAGGAGCGCGAGCGCGAGCGTATGCGACGACAGGCCACGATGAACGCGAGGCGCCATGGCTGAAGAGAAGATCGAAATCAGCGTTGAGTTTGATGGCAGCCAACAAACCGTTCGCCAACTAGGCGAAGTATCTAGTGGCGTGCAGCGCGTTGGAGCATCTGCTGACACGGCGGCGGCCAATTTCAATACCTTCGCTCAGCGAGCGCAGAGCACGGTTCAGCGCGTCCAGGGAGTCGCTGGGGCGATTCAGTCTCTAACGTCTGCGCTTGGCTCTTCGGATCGAACGGCGGGACTCGTGGCATCCGTGGCTGGGGCTACTGCTCAGTTCGCCGCAATGGGCTCTATGCTGGGGCCCGCTGGGACGGTTGTCGGCGGTATCGTTGGGTTTGCGTCAAGCATGCTTTCGCTTTCGAGCGCTCATAGCGACGCACGAGAAGAAATCCGATCGACTACATCCGCCATTCGTGATGAAGGCGACGCGGCTATCACGGCCGCCGAGGCAATGGATCAATTCCTAGCATCGGTGACGACTGCTTCTAGACGCAACGAACTGACTAGCCTTGGAAATACGCTGACGTCGCTCAGTGACCAGTTGGTGGAATTGCGCGACAGCGGAGATGCGCTCGGCGCGATGGTCCTTGAAGAGCGCATTCGAACGCTGTCGCGAATGGAGGAAGCTCTACGCTCAGACATTGAAGAAGAGACTCGCACCATCGGCGCTCCACGGCGCGCCGAAAGCGGAGGCGCACGAGGCGGCGGACGAGCTGAGCGGCCTAGAAATGCTGTGGAGGAACTGATGTCCGAGGGCGGCGCGAGCAATCGCGACATCGCCGACATCGGCGCCGAAATGGAGCGACTCGCAGCCGAGCGTGTCGAGCGCGAAGCCGAGGCCAATGCGCTGATCGAGGAGAAGCGGAACGCGCATTACGAGGCGTTGAAAGAGATGGCAATCGAAGCTCAGGACGCCGAGCTTGAGCGGCAACGCGAAGTCAACGAAGCTCTCGCCGAGATGGAACGCGAGCGACAGGAGCGCATCCGCGAAGGCCAGCTAGCCGAGAAGGAAAACCAAGAGGCCGAGGAGGAGCGCAGTCTTGATCGCCGACGCTCGCTAAATGGAGAGCTAATGGGCCTGCTGGGCGATGCCACGATGGCCTTCGGCAAGTCGCTGGCAGCTATCGCGACAGGAGAACAAACCGCCGAGGAGGCGTTCCAGGGACTAGCCAAGGCGTTCCTCGAGATGATCTCGCAATACGCCACGATGAAGGCGGCGACAGAGTTTGCCGACGCTGCGGCATCGTTCGCGAAATACGACTATGCAGGCGGTGCGGCACATATCGGAGCCGGCGTGGCGTTCACTGCAATCGCGGTCGCGACTGGCGTGGGCGCCGCTGCTATCGGCTCGGCTCCCAGCGCACCGGCTCGTCCCGAGTCCGGAGGTGGCGCCGAGGCCGCTCAGGGCGGAGACGTCGTAATCAACTGGAACTCGCCTGTGATCACGGCGGGCACGCAGGCCGAGCTAGGACGCGAGCTGCAGGCAGCCGTGAGCGCGGCGGGGAGCATCTGAGATGCCGTCCGGACTCTTGTATTGCAGCGGATTCCAAGTCTCTGCGAGTGCCGCTATGACCGCGACCGTGGCCGGTAGCCCAGCGTCGATCGCCAATGGCTACTACATGCCGGCGATGCAGACGTCCCTGGTGTATCCGACGCCAGGTGTATCGTGGACTGGCGCTGCGTACACCAACTTCACTACGGCTGTGAAGAGTGCATTCGATGCGGCCACAGGCTCGACGTTCACCGTGACGTTCAGCACCACGACTGGTTTGTATACCATCAGTCGGGCAACCACGTTCACGCTGACGTTCAGCTCGGCGAGTGACTTGCGGCTGCGTGCTGCGCTGGGATTCACCGGCGACAAGAGCGGTTCCAATAGCTACACCTCGGATGCCGTTCCGGCCTATGTGGTGCGCTCAGAAATCCTCGGACGCACGAACGTCATGGGCCAGTACGAGCCCGACGACATCGCCGAGGAGACGGTGTCGGATGGTGGCGAGGCGTTCGTCGTGACGCGCAAGACTAACGAGTTTGTGATGACCTGGCAGCAGTCTATGGAGCCACGGATCGCCGTGTATGAGTGGGCGGCGTACAAGGCCGCAAGCAACTCGAGCATCCCGTGGTCATGGCAACAATGGTTCGCGCACACGCGCGGGACGCACCCGTTCTATGTCAACGACACGCTTGAGGGCGAGTCGAACGGCGCGGTGTTCCGACTGACTGCATCCGGCGCGTCGTTTCGCCCGCAGCGCGTCACGGCTGACTACGACGATCAATGGATCGTGCCTTTTGAGGCGCGGTGGCTGGGCCGGTATAACTGATGACCTCGACCGTCACAGGAAGCGGCGAGCTGTCGTATCGGCTGCTGATCGAGCGGTGGCCCGAGTCGTGGGTGACTCATCAGTCGATGGAGAACGCCGCAGTCACGCCGAAGCGGTACATGGGCCTTTCGGTACGTGGAGCCAAGGTCAAGCACATCAGCAACCCGCTCACGATGGAGTCCGAGGTCTCGTCGCTGAGCTGCAAGATTTCCGACGTCCTGGGACGAGCCACGCTGTCGTTCGGGCAGCGGCCGTCGCTCCGCACCTGGCTCACCACGGATATGGCAACCAGCGCGGCGACGATGCGTGTGCAGGCATCGCTGGCGGCGTTGGGATGGCCTGCCAGCGGCACCGTGTGGCTCGACAGCGAAGCCATCGACTACACGGGCCTCGGCACCTCGCCCAACCGCTTCACGGGCTGCACTAGGGCTCGGCTCGATAGCGCACCGCAAAAGCACTACGTATCCACGGGAGGGTACACTCGGTATCCCGAAGTCAGCAACCGCCCGCAGACGATGGCGGGGTGCAGAGCGTGGCTGTACCGCTACGAGCAGACAGACGATCCGCAGGGAAACGGCACGCTGTACTGGCGCGGCATCGTCACGAAAGATCCGGTGTACGACGGCGCGTCGTGGTCGCTGTCCATCGAGCCGTTGACGGTGCTCCTTGAGCGCAGCGTCAACGCGGACATTGCCAACTCAGCTCGACCGCGTGGCATCTACTATCCCGATGACTCGTATTTCAATCTGACGCTTTCGTCGGATGCCATCTCTGGCACCCTGCCGATCAACCTGCGCGGTTTTTGGGAGTCTAACCAAGACTTCATTGACGACATCAATGCCGCCATTTCGGCGTCGTCGTTTGAGACGAACAACCGATGCCGCATGACAGCCGTGGCCGACGGCGATTCGTCGTGGCATCTGGAGATGCTGGCTAACACGGGATGCGCGAACGTGCGCGTCAGCGTGGGACGACTGACTAGAACCGGCGCGAACTCGATCGAGCCGGTGTTCAATCCGTATCCGGTAGACGATGCGGACGATCCGTTCGCTGAGCCGGTAGAGGGCGGGTACGTCGCCGGCACCACGTATTTTTGGTATCCACAACCGGAGTCGGCTCCGGGCGCAGGCGGCGTACCTCGAGGCATCTTCGGATTCAGTCGCCTAGGACGTCCAGGAGTACCAGCGGGCACGAACCCAAACACGCGCATCTATCTCGGCGGCGGGATCGATCTGACTGGCCTTACAGGAGCCATGATCGAATGGAAGGAGTTCGGCTCCTTCAGCGGTGACGAGTCGTATCATGCGGTGCTCAGCTACAGCGCCTCCACGAGATACATCGACTTCAGTCGATCCGTGGACAGGACTGAGGGCACTTTGTTTGCGTGGACTCCTGCGCTACTGCCAGAGATCCGCTTTGGTCGCAGTTATGGCACAGGCAGTCTAGGAAACTTCCTCAAAGGCATCGTGGATGCTGTGCCTGGGGCGCTGAATCTCGGAGCGGTCCCGCCTCTTCGCACGGCGGACTTTGAGGCTGGGCTCCCCGATATTTTCCCGGCCATATCCGACCGCATCGTCAACCGGCGCGGATACACCTCGTTCGGCGCATCTGACTTGATGGACATCATCAAGCCAGAGTGCCTACTGGCTGGCTATGGGCTCGGGCTGAATGCAACAGGTCAGATCCGATTCTATCTGGTGCAGCCTCCAAACACCGGCGCCATCGTGAGCGGCACGCTGACGACTACTGGATACGTCATCTCGTCGCCCACAGGTGATGTGTCGTGGCAGCCGATGGGGCGCGGTACGGCCAACCAAGTCACTCTGCTGCGAGGCTATCGCTCCCAGGACGACGACTACGCAGAGAGGCCGGTGACGGTGCGCGACGTCGCCGCATTCGGCATGTCGCCTCGGCCGCTGTCGATCAAGATCGAACCCAAGTCGTTCATCGTCCCCACCGAGTCGTATTCCGAGGTCGTAGAGGCGGCGCGGAGGCAGTTCGCGCTCTTCGCCTACCCATACGCGCACACGGTTGTCCCGACTGATATCCGCTTCGCTGCTCGAGCACACGGCGACGTCGTGTACGTCACCAGCTCGCGCATCCCCGACGTCTCAACGGGCACGCTCGGCGTGTCGAACCTGCCGATGCTGGTGACGGGGTTCGAGAAGAGCCCGTATGATCCGCAAGTCAAACTGCACGGGATCACCATCGCCGACAAGCTCGCCGGCTACGTGCCAGAGTTTCAGATTCTCAGCGAGGTAAACGTCAGCGGCAACACATGGGATCTGACTCTGGACATGGGCACGCTGACGGCTAGCGACTATTTTGCCGCTGGATATGGCGTGCGCGTGTGGGAGTTCGATGGCACGGGCTCGCTCGTCAAGGGCGCTGTGGTGAGCGTGACGGGCTCCGTGGTGCGCGTGACATTCGGCACCTCGGCGGCTGCCATCACGACGGGTACGTGGGTGCTGGGGTGGTACTCTGCCGACGACGGCATCGCGGCTGAGCAAGAGTTCCACGCCTATCTGGCCGACTCTAGCCAGTCCATCAATACGGGCGGCGGCTTCATCCAAGCAAAGGTGTTCTCGTGAGCGGATCCAGCGAGCTTGAGTACCGAGTTCGTCACACGGCATCGGACGTATTCAACGCGCCATATCGGCCCATCGGCGACAAGGCCACGCGATGGATCCTGGTGAACAACACCAACCACTACGCCGACATTCACGGCCAGGTGCGCGCCAACTACGTGTCGCGCTCCATCGGGCCAGCGAAGGAGTCGTATTACTTCACCAACTCGACATCGTGGAAAAACGTTCTGACGACGGCGCCGTTCCCGATTGCGCTGCGTGAGGATGGCAGTTCGTACCGTGTGCGCGTCATCGTCGGCGGTGCCACCGAGAATGTGCTGGCCGCTGCTAACTTCTCCGTGGTGCTGTCGAGGTTCGGAGCGCCGACGGATCCGCTCACGACTGTTGAGAACGCGATCTCCGGACTGATCCCTACCGACTCGGTGTGGACGACTACGAGCAACGTCAACAGCACGACTCCCATATATGCAACCGGCAAGTCCCAGGGGACGATCGGGTGGGACCGGATGATTGCCTTGACCGCCGACGAGGCGGCGCCATTCATCACCGTGACTGGCACTCCGATCGACATCGGAGGAGCCGCGTCTGGCGTGCCGCAATGCCTGGTTCAGTTGTTCGTATTCGCCGAGACTAGCTCGGCCCTGTACAGCGCCAGGCTCCACGCATTCCAGGCAACCGAGTGGTATGGTAATCCATGACGTATGTTCCGCGTAATCTGCTGAGGACGAAGCCTAGCTATTTGCTCGTCAATCCCGGTGCGCCCGTGCGTGCTGCCGGTACGTGGCGCGAGCTTGCGGACGGCATTCAATGGATCGCGGGAAAGGGCGCTCAGCTCGTGCCCTTCTTCAGCACGAATTTCCAGGTGGCGGCCGGCGTGACGAAGACGCTGCGGTTCCGCGTTCGGCCTCGAGGCAAGGCCATTCGTCGCGTGTGGGGGCTGCTATTGCAGGCCAACACCTTCTCTGTGGGGACGTCGGTAACCATCCGTGCCCCCGCCGTTACCGGCACGGCGGTTACCACCGACATCGGGTTCCGCGCGCTGTTCTGGCAGCCTTTCCAGTACATCGAGGACTTGACCGCGAAGTCGTCCACGGAGCAGGAGATTTCCATCGACATTGCCGCGACGGGCGGCACGGCGAACGTGCTCGGGATCGGCTGCTACGAGGAGGATCGCTCCGCGCTGAATGACGACGCCACGGACTATGGGATCCGCGTCGAAACGGTGGTGCCGCGAGCGCCGATGATCGACGTCGCACAGACGAGCTTGCGCGGTGTCTACGATGCGTTCGCGAACATGGACGCTCGCCGAGTGGGCATCTTCCATATCGCGCTGGACACGGGCGAGGCGTTCTCGCGGCTGTCGGCAACGCTGCAATCGATTACGGATCTTCCGCCCAAAATCCAGATTGGAAAGCTCAACTCGGGCGCTACTACGGCGCAATGCTATTGGAGTTGCTATGCGCGCATGGCGACGTCGGGCGGCACGGGCGGCTCGGTGAAGCTCAGCACGAGCTTGTCCGGAGTGAACGACACGGCCACTATCACGGGAACCACATTCGCCTGGATCACTTCCAGAGCAATCACCGTGTCGGCCGACGACTTCGCGTCCGTTGATGGATTCCGCAACGACGAGCTGACGATCGAGATTGCCGGTGATGGTACCCGCGTCGTCGAGGTTGCCAGCGTGTCCATTTGGGTGGATTCGGTGGCCTGATGGCTGGCACCGGCTCAGTAGGAATCAACTTCGTCACGGCGTTGCCGACTACGGCGAACGTCGGGGCGCATCGTATCCACACGAGCAACGGCCTACTGCAAGGCTACAACGGCACTACCTGGGTTCAGTACGGAGCCGGCGGTGGCGGCGCTGCCATCAGCGCCAGCGGTAACAGCGTCTCGAGCGGCACCGTCGTATTCAGCAACTCTAACGGCATTTCGTTTGGGATGAGCGGCTCGACCATCACGGCGACGGTGGTGCCTGGCGCGGCTGCCGGCATCGCTGCTATCGGAGCAAGCTCGCAGACGGCCACCAGCGGCACCATCGTACTGTCCAACTCCAACGGCCTGACGTTCGGCATGTCGGGCTCGACGCGCATTACCGGCAGTCACGACGGCATTCGTTCTGTCAGCGCCGGTACAACGAACGTCCTTGGGCCGAGTATCGTGCTGTCTAACAGCAACAACGTGAGCTTTGGAGGCAACGGCTCGACCATCACCGCGTCGGCGTCGTACTCGCAAAGCACCTCGCCTGCGGCCATCGCGGCGAACGGTTCCACCATCACCAACGGCACGGTGGTTCTCAGCAACTCCAACGGTGTAAGTTTTGGAGCCAACGGCTCGACTGTGACTGCGAGCGTGGCTGCAGGCGCGACGGCCACGGGCAACCTCGGGGCGCTGGCAGCGGGATCTCAGACGGCCACCAGCGGGAGCGTGGCGTTCATCGACTCCAACGGGATCTCGTTCGGCATGTCGGCATCGACGCGCATCACGGCGTCGTACACGGTACCCAGCACGGCGGGGCTCATCAGCGCCATCAACGTCAGCGCGGGCACGACCTCGACCAACGCAAGCGCGGTGGTTTTCAGCAACGCCAATGGCGTGTCCTTCGGCCTCAATGGCGCGACGATTACCGCGTCCGCATCGGGCGGTGGTGGCGGCGGCGGTTGGACGCTGAGCACCTTTGAGCCGGCTCCATTCGTCGCCAATACGGGCACAGCTGCCATCTCGCTGTCGAGCAACACATCGGCGGCCATGATGCTGTTCCCGATGCAGCTAGCAGCGCCCGTTGCCGCCGAGTTGATGGGCATCGTCGTTTCGATGAGCATGACCACGGGCGGCGCATCGAGCTTCCGCCAGTCGGGGACGCTGCGATGGGGACTCTACACGCGGCCCACCGGCGCGTCGTCAACACAGCTAAACCTGCTTGGGTCTGACTCGCTGAGCTATGGAGTCACCTATAGCGCCTCGTCGATCAGCATCTCTCAGGTCACGACTACGAACTACGGACCGTCGTACAGCTACGGACTCACCAACAGCGCGGGCCTCAATATCAGCAGCGGCTACACCGGCCTGAAGTTGCTAAATCTAGATATCGGCTCGACGCTGACAGCCGGCCAGTATTGGTTCGGACTGCACCATCGGCAGAGCTCATCAAGCTTCAACAGCGGGATTCGTCTGAGCCTGTATGGCTCGGCGTACACGCTGACCGGCCTTGCTCCAATGGGCTCGTTTTCGTCGGCCTACTCAACGGGCACCAACCTCTATGGAGGACTCGGAGGCAACCTGTATCACGGCCTCGGCAGCTATTCGGTGGCCGGTCTAACGTCGCTCCCTGGCACCATCAGCATCTCGCAGATCACGCAGGCCGGCGTCAACTTGGTACCTTATTGGCGGCTTTCCACGAGGGTCACATGACGACGACGACGATCGCATGGGTGCGCTCGGTACGCATCGACGACGACGGAATCACCGCGTATGTGGACATCCATTCCACGCTCGGCCCCGAGGTGACATCGTGGGAACTTCACGGGCTGAACCCCGATGCCGATGGAGCCGTGCTCGAGGCGACTATCCTGGCTAACGTCGAGGCGTATTGCCGCTCGACGCTGGGCATCCCCGTGGATGCCGACCATGCGGTGCGACTACTGACGAGGTTCTGATGACGATGATGACGATGGATCAGGCCAACGCCTACGCGGCGGGCCGTAACTTTGAAAATCTGGCCCATCTCAAGGGCACGACATACAAGGACGTGTCCACGGTAGTCATCCTGCCGTCGCGCGGGATGATGCACCAGCGGGCCGCACAAGCCATCTTCAACGTCCAAGGCCCGATGAACGCGAAGCGGGCCGTGCTCACGTGCGAGGGGCACGAGGTCGGCCACGCATACAACGCGATGATTGACACCATCCTGGCGCATCCCGACCTCGGGAAATGGCGCTATGTCCTGACCATCGAGGACGACAATCTGCCGCCGCCCGACGCGCATCTGCGGCTCATCGAGTCCATCGAAGCGGGGCCGTTCGACGCGGTGGGAGCGTTGTATTTCACTAAGGGCGAGGGCGGCATGCCGATGTGCTATGGCGATCCGTCGCAGCTCGCGCCGATGTGCTTTCGCCCTCGGGACGTCCGCGCTGCTGTCGAGCGTGGGCACATCGTGGAATGCAACGGGATCGCGATGGGCTGCACGCTGTATCGCATGGACTTGTTCCGCGACATCAAGGGGCCGTGGTTCGTCACCACGCAGGACAGCGTGCATGGGCACATGACGCAGGACTTGTACTTCTGCCAGCGTGCTCGAGCCGCTGGAAAGCGTTTCGCCGTGGACTGCCGGGTCAAGGTGGGCCACCTGGATATCAATACAGGCATTGTGTGGTGATCGGAGGCTGACGATGGATGGCGAGTTGACTGTGGTGACGAACACCGACCCCGTGCGTATCGACCTCGGGAGCGGGCAGCGTCCCGCCGATGGCTGGACCGGATGGGACTTGTGGGCACCGGAGACGGCCAGCGTGCGCCGTGTGGATCTGATGGAGTTCCCGTGGCCTGCTGAGACGGCCAGCGTGGATGAGCTGCGGTGCTCCCACTACATCGAGCACATCCCGATGGGATGCACGAGTGATGGGCGGGATTTGCTACTGGCGTTCTTCGATGAGGCGTACCGCGTGCTGAAGCCGGGAGGCAAAATGACGGTGGTGTGGCCTGCTTTACAGAGCGTGCGCGCCTTCCAAGACCCGACACACCGGCGCTTTATCCCGGCTGAGACGATGCTCTATCTGGACGCAGCGTGGCGCAAGGCCAACGCGCTCGACCACTACCGCGTGACTTGCGACTTCGGCCTCGAGGCGCTGAATCCCACAGTCGATCAGGCGTTCACGTTGCGCGCTCCGGAGGCTCAGGCATGGATGCTCCGAGGCATGTGGAACGTGGCCGTCGATCACATCGCCGTTCTGGTGCGCCGGTGATCCGCGCTCGGCAAATCGGGCACCTCGTGGAGCTGCCTTTGACGTCGGGAAAGTCCCACGCCATCGATCCCGAGGAGGTAGTTGAGGTCGGTCCCGCCCACGGACAGGTGGGAGTTACCATTGTTCGACTGCGGGATCAGCGGTTCACCCTCTATGTGGCTGCCGAATACCAGGAGATCCGCGAGCTGCTGAGAGTCGCGCTGGGCGGTTCTTCGTGCTAGCGTTGGCCGAACCCCGGTAAATGCCAGGGGCACGGAGCGGATATGGCCACGAACTACGCACTAAGGGTCAACGCCACACCAAATTCTGCCGGTCAGCTTACCGTGAGCGGCACCGCGACCTCGACCGCTTCGGCAGTCAACCTGACTGCGGTGCGCTATTGGATGGTGTCAGATGTGGATACGTTCATCCGCTTCGGCACTACGGCCAGCCTGACCGCTCCGACGACGGCAAACAGCATCTGGATGCCGGCGAACATTCCGCATGTCATCGATGTACCTCGAGGCGGCTCGACGTCTGGCGGCGCGACCGGGACTGGCACCTTCGCCAAGGTGCTCCGCAAGGGCTCGACGTCGGGGAAGCTGGCCTATCTGCCGGTAGCGTGAGTCGTGGCCCGCAGCATCTCGGGAGGGCTTGCTAGGGTCACGGGCGACAGGACGGCTGTCGGCTCGTCCAAAGTCATCGGCTTGGAGTTCGCCTCGGGCTCTCAGTACGTGCTCGGCGGGGCGGGCTCGTGGAACAGCACGATCCTGTCGGTGATGGTTCGATGGGTGCCGCTGACTCGGCCGGCGAATAGCACGCTCTCGATCGCGATGGTGGGCGACTTCGCGGCCAACTTCAACCTGATCACGTATTCGAATACCGGGTTCACGTATGCGCCGGAAACGGCTTTCAACGGGGCCTATGCGAGCTCACCCGGAGCAGGCATCGGCAATGGATGCGACGTCACGCAGGCGGGCCGACTTGGCTTGATGCGGACTGATGTGGTGCGTCTGGTGAGCGGCTCAAGCATCCAGCATTGGCGCGATGGCCGCCAGGTGGGCCGACAGGGCACGACTGCCGCGACGTCGCTGGGCAGCACGAATGCGCTGGCGATCAATCGCCGCGTGTCGGCGGCCACGTTGGGATACGGAAACTTCGCGCTGGTCGAGATCCGCGCGACGACGGCTGCGCTCACCGACGCTCAGATTGCGTCGTGGTCGGCATCGCCCGTTGGCACCGTCTGCCCCGCAGGCGGCGAAACGAACGTGCTCGTGGCATCCGATTTCAACGGCTCGACTATCCCGCCGAGGACGGGCGGTGGGACGTACACGGCGACGGGCTCGCCCACGCTCAAGACATACAACCGCGCCGCGTCGGGACTAGGCAGCATCGAGCCGATGGGGGATTCCATCACGCTCGGCCGCGCATCTGGGCCAGTCGATGGCAACGGATGGCGGCGCGAGGTGTTGCAGCTCGTCAATGCGTCCAGGCACGCCACGATGTCGGGCCAGTACACGCCAGTCACGACGAACCTGACGCCTGACTTCAGCACTAACCACACGGGCGTCTCCGGTATGGGACTCGGGGCTACTCCGGCGGCCGGCACCACGCGGCTCTCTACGGTCGCGACTGACCGCGGGATCGGCATCGGCCCCGCGGGCGTGACCATTCTTAGCTTCGGCCGGAACGACATCTATAGGCGGTGTCGTGCAGCCGAGTTGAACCAGACTCCCGCTGCAGCCGTGGCCGCGATGACAACCGACTGGAACGACGAGATCGCCGGCCTGCGCGTCACGCGGACGGGGCCGATTGTGGTGACTACCACGCTCCGCTGCGCCACCGGCTCTACCGAGGCAAACGAGCGCACGGCCATTGATGATTGGAACGCGGCGCTGCCTGGCCTGGTGAGCACATGGAACTCGACGCATGGCGGCGTTTACCTGTGCGACTACACGACCGCCGCCACGCCCAACCAGGCGGCCGCCGATAACGTGGCCGTGCTGTATGACGGCACTCATCCGACAGCCGCCACCTATACGGTGATGGCTGGTGTCATCGCGAACACGCTCTTGGCTCTGCCCTGACGAGGACTCATGGACAAGTACGAAGTCGATCTCGCCAAGTGGGAGCGCCTGGAGCGCTTCGGGACCATCGCGGCCTTCTTGCTGGCAGCGATTAGCCTGCACGCGCTGGATGCCTCGGATGCCGTCGTCGGCGGGGCTATCGGCGCGGCGTCGGCGCTCGTGCTGCCTGGCGGTGCCGCGAGCCGTCCGCGCGCTGTGGCGCTGGCCGGCGCTGGCGCTCTCGTCGGTGCGCTGGTGGGCGGCTGGGCTCCGGGTCTGGCCTGATGCTGCCCCGAGTCGTGCGGCACATCCTGAGCGGCTATGTGTTGCTCGAGGATGTGGTGGCGTTCGTCGGCGGGGTGTTGGCGATGCTCGCGCTGGCGGCGTGGCTGACCGGCTGCGGAGCGTCGGCCATCCAGGCGCAGGCTCGCGCGGCTACGGTCGCGACGGTGGCGCTTGAGGGCGCGCACCGGCTGGCCCTCGAGGAGACCGAGCGGCGGCTCGACGGCTGCACCGATGTCCCGTGCACCGTGGACGTCGAGCGGCAAATGGCTCCGGTCGTGGCGGCCTATGAGACAGCCAGGCTGGCGCTGGTGGGCTGGGTCGAGGCGCTGCACCTGTCGGCGCTGGCCGATGGCGGCCAGGACGTCCTCGGCGCGCTGCTAGTCGCTGGGGCGCGCTGGCTGGCCGTATGGGCCTCCGTGGCCTCGGCGCTGGCCGAGGTGGGCGTAGAGGTGCCGGCGCTGCCTGGGGCCATCCTGGGGCCGCTGGAGGGCACGCCATGACGCCGCAGACTGTCGGGGCCGTCCTGGGCGAGCTGGTGGGCGTCGTGATCGACGCCATCGGCCGCAGCGATGAGCAGCGCCGGGAGGTCATCCTGGCCGAGCTGGTGGAGCTTGTGGCGCGCGTGCGCCGGCTGGCTCCGCTTGGGTCGGCGGTCCATGCGGCTGCCGAGCGTCGTCGTGCCGAACTGACTGACGAGGACGGGGCGTGAAGCGCGCTGTCGAGATGGTGGAGCTGGCCGAGGCGCTGGATGCACTCAGAGCCTCCCCGGCCGTCGTCGAGGGGCCGCGCACGGCGCTGGCGCTAGAGGTGGCTGCGCGGATGCTGCGTCAGCAGGCGGCGCGCTTGGACGAGCGGAGGGCGCATGGCGCGGATACCGAGTGATGCTCTCGACGCTATCGAGCGCGTGCTGGCCTATCGCGCTCGCGCTGTGGGCGAGCTGCCAGGCTCCGAGGTCTGGCCGACGCGGACTGCGGAGCACCATATCCGCAAGGCGCTCGGGCATGTCTTGGAATGGCAATCCGGAGTCAACTGCGACCACGAGACCGGGGAAGACCCTTTGGCGCACGCAGCGGCGCGGTTGCTCTTTGCTCTAGCTCTCAGAGAGCGGCGGCGGTCGTGACCTGTATCGTGGCGCTCGAGCACGCGGGCGCTGCATGGATCGGCTCGGACTCATTCATGGGCTCGGCCGATGTGCGCGACCAGACT